AAGGAAATTCAAATCCGATATATAACGGATTCTTTAACTGTACTGCATCTACCACTACTAGCATTACACTAACATATCCAAATAATCCAGGTGTGTATGGCTCAGGAACTACTCTTATTACTAAAGAATTGACCAAAGGTACAAACGTATCAACAGGTATTAGTAAGCCGTTTGGAAATATAGATGCTACTACAATTCGTTTAGGTTATGCGGCAGGAGCACAAGGACAAGTTACTACACGTATTAGTACTTGTCGTGCAACAGGGCATGACTTCTTAGATATTGGTACTGGTGGTTACTCAACTACTAACTACCCATATCAAATTTATGGCAACCCTGCTATTAGCCGTAAGGGTGAAAACGAAACTTACGAAGAGGGTGTAGGTCGTGTGTTCTATGTAACCACTGACCAAAACGGTATCTTCCGTGTAGGTCGATTCTTTACAGTTGACCAAGGTACTGGTACAGTTACATTCTCAGCGTCAATTGCGTTGAGTAACTTGGACGGTATTGGTTTCAAACGTGGTGTTGTTGTAAGTGAATTCTCAACAGATGCTAGCTTTACAAACAATGCTCCAGACGCTGTACCTGTTCAATCAGCCACACGTGGTTACATTGACAAGCGTTTAGGTTTAGATCACGGTGGTGCTCCAATTGCCGCAAGTAATTTAGTTGGTCCAGGATACTTGGCATTGAACGGTGCGCTGGCAATGAAGGGCAACGTTAATGCTAATAACTACAAAGTTATTAATTTAGCTCCACCAACAGATATAAATGATGCTACTCCAAAAGCATATGTAGATGCACAGGTTAGACTATACGATCAATTATCTGAATTATTAGATGTTGATGTTGGCACACCTATTGCTGGGGACTTGGCAGTCTTTGTAGGCGGTAGCAAAATTATGGTCAGTGCCACAACTGCCGGCGATTTAAGTGCTACCTTTACTAACAGTACTCCGACTACTTTAGCTGTACCTATTATTAGTTTATTAGCAGTTGATGTGACAACAATTACTGTAGTTAATGCTGCCGCATTCGGAACAGGGCCCGGCTATGTTAAAGTTAACAACGAAGTATTTTACTATAGCTCAACAAACTACGGAGCAAACAGACTAGACGGTGTACAACGAATATCAACTACTACAGATACAAAGTTTGGTATTAACACTGGAAACGCATCAGCAACACATATTGTTGGTAGTCCAGTTGTTGACCTAACTAACGCACAGATTAACTACCAAATTAATCCGGGTGTTATTGTCAATGCTGACGTTAACGCGGCAGCTGGCATTGTACAAAGTAAATTATCAATGACGCTGGCTACAACTTCTGCCAGCGCACCAACAGGTACTGCCGCACAGAAACAAGCTGCCAGTGGCGTAGCAAGTTTTGATAGTGCTAACTTTACTATCACAGACGGTTGGGTTGGAATCAAAGCAGGTGGTGTTGCTCTAGCAGAAATTACTAATCTCGGTAATGGTTCTATACTTGGAAACTTTTCTGGCACTGCCAGTGCTCCAAGAGAAGAAACTGCACAAACTGTTTTAGATGCTGGATTTAATTTAAAATTTACCACTAACGTAGGCGTTGTAACATACGGCGGAACATCTGGTTCTGCTTCAATTACTACTATATCTACAGATGGTACTGCCAGTACAATTGCCAAATACGGCTCATCTGGTGAGTTTGATACTAAACAATTAAAAGTTGACGGATTTAAAGCCCTTGACGTTTCAGCAAATGCTTTAGAATTCTTTACTCCGGCAGGTTTTAAATTCCAAAGTGCAATTGGTTCTACAGGTAGTAATACCGTTACTACTGCATTAGGAACTTGGGACTTCAGTGGTGGCACATTAAAAGCCACTGCGTTTACTACAGGTGCTGCCGCAACTGCTGGTAGTATTACTGGACAGTGGGCAGTACAGTCAAGTAGCTTGGTTGACTTCTCTCTAGGCACATTAAAATCAACTACATTAACTACAGGTGCTGCCGCAACTGCTGGTACTGTAACTGGTGCTTGGAGTTTAGGTGCTTCTAGTTCGTTTGATGCTACAGCAGGTACATTAAGAAGTTACAGTCTATCAACAGGGACTGTTAGTCAAGCTGGTACTATTACTGGTGCTTGGAGTTTAGGTTCTACTAGTAGTTTAACTACCGGCACAGGATACATTGATGCTAGAAATGGAACGTTATATACTGCTTCTCTAAATGCAGGAAATGCAACAGCAACAGGTACTATTACAGGTAACTGGAGTACCAGCGGTAATCTAGCAGCCACATACGGTGCTGACTTAGCTGAGTGGTATAGAGCTGATACAGAATACGAGGTAGGAACTGTCTTAATATTTGGTGGCTCTGCTGAAGTAACTGTATCTAATACCATTGCTGACACTAGATTAGCAGGTATTGTTTCTACAAATCCAGCATACATTATGAATGATGGCTTAGAAGGCACACGAGCATTAATTGCACTTGCAGGGCGTGTTCCATGTAAAGTGCTAGGTAGAGTTAAAAAAGGTGATATGCTAACAACATCTGCAACTCCAGGCGTGGCAGTTAAAGCATTAGATCCTAAGCTAGGTACTATCATTGGCAAGGCACTTGAGGATAAAGACTCTGGTGACATTGCTGTAATTGAAGTGGCCGTAGGAAAGGTGTAATATGAGATACAAAGAATTTATTTTAACTGGATTGGGTCAACTTCCCAGTGTGGGAGATAGTTTTGATATTGAACTTGACAACATAGTATTAGAAACCGGAGTGGTTGGATTTGTTAGCGACGGCATTGTAGTAGAAATTGATGCAATTGGTCTTAGTCACTTATCGGGGTTTCAGCTTGACGAAGCAGAATACCAGGGGCGTAATGTACCTTTAGGTAAAAAGATGGCAGGCGATGTAAAGAAATCAAAAGTGTATGTGCGCAAACCTAATGGCAATATTGTCAAAGTTAACTTTGGTGATAAAACTATGCGTATTAAAAAGTCTAATCCTGCAAGACGCAAGAGTTTTAGAGCAAGACATAACTGCAAAAATCCAGGGCCACGTTGGAAGGCTAGATATTGGAGTTGCAGAAGTTGGTAAATATAGAATAGGATTACATTTATGGCATATCAATTACCCCCAGATCTCATACTAAACATTGGTGCGTATCCAAACGACGGCACCGGTGATGACTTGTATACCGCTTTTAGCAAAGTTAAAGATAGTTTTACTGCTGTTAGCGGTGCAGTTGATGCAATTTCTGGACAAAATGTTGGTGCAGGTGCTGGCATTTTTAAAGAAAGAGTCAATAATGTTTTAAAATTTAAGACTATTACGGGCACCGGAGTTACTATTACTACCACAGCAGACACTATTAATTTGTCTGCATTAACCGCCGTACAGTCAGATACTAGCCCAATGTTGGGTGGGAACCTTAATTTAAATTCTAAAAATATAACAGGAACTGGAAATATCAACATCAATGGTAATATGACATTGACCAGTAGCATTACTGCTAGTAATGTGCAATCTTTAGTTTATGGTATTGACATACGAGCGTTACAAGCCCAGGTTGATTCAGGTGGCGGGGGCTCCGATGTAGATTTTGGGACATTCGTCCAACCCGCGCCTGGCGATCAGGATTTTGGAAACTTTTAAGGATTAGGAGAAACAAATGGCATTACGTCTAAGAAGAGGATTAGAGGCGCTAAGAACAACTATTACACCAGCAGAAGGAGAAATAGTTTACACCACAGACAGTAAAAGATTGTATGTAGGTGACGGTCTCACTGCTGGTGGTAACGGTGTTAGTGCGCCTGTTACAAGTGTTAACAACAAAATTGGGGCTGTAAGTCTAATCAGTGATGATTTAGCAGAAGGAGTTACTAACCAATTTTTTAGTGTTGACCGGGCGCAAGATGCGGCTTGGGAGTTATTTAACAATGCTTCACATTCAAATATCTCATTTACATATGACGATGTTCTTAACAAAATTGTAGCTGTTGCTTCTCCTACATTTACAGCTGAAGATGCCATTGACACTATTGCCAACGTACTAGTTAACAGTCCTCATACTGGTATTACGTTTAGCCACATTGATAATTCTGATCAAATCAGTGCAACTGTTACATCCGCCGGTCAATCATTTAAAACAATATCAGTTAGTCCAACACTAACTGTTACGTTAACTAATCCAGGATCTAATTATAATAGTATTCCAGAAGTTACTGTTGCTGCCCCACCGCTTGGCGGAGTTCAAGCAGTTATTACTGCAACTATTGCACCAACTTTTGTTGCTAACATTGAAGTCACTAACGGTGGTACTAATTATTCAGCAGGCACAATTGTTACTGCTTCTGGCAGTGGATCACAAAGAGCTACAGGATATGTATACTTAGATCCAAACGGAGCAATTACTGAGATCGATGTTCGTGAGCCAGGTGCTGGTTTTAGAAACACTCCTATAACAACTATTGTTAAACCAATAGATGCAACTGCAACTTATGTGTCAGGTGGATTAACGACTACTATTATTGTTAGCAGTGTTGTAAATACAATCCATCCAGGCATGGCCATTACCGGAACTGGGTACACTAGCAATCAGAAAGTAGCATCAGTAAGTGGTACTACAATAACGCTAACGGCCGGAGCAACATCATTGCCATCCGGAACTCTTACTTTTACTGACATAGGCTCAAATGCAGTGTGCGAAGCAGTACTGGCTGCAACTACTCTTGAAGATTTTAATGTAGTCAATAGCGGATCGGGATATATCTCAATACCTGCGGTAACTATTGACCCTCCGGTATCATACACATTTAACGCTGCCACCGATGTAAACACTGTAGCTAATTCTATAACTGTTCCTGTAAATTCATTTACTACTGGTACACCAGTAATCTATACAGCAGTTGGTGGCGGTGCTGTTGGCGGACTAATGTCTGGATCAACATATTATATAATTAAGATTAACGGAAGTTCATTTAGGTTGGCCATGAGTGCTGGAAATGCACTTGATAGCATTGCACTTGATATTACTTCAACTAGCACTGGATCTCATACTATTCGAGGGCTTCAAGCAGTTGCCGTTGCTCTTCCGTCGTCTAACCTAGTAGCTGACAGTGCTGAAGACACACTAACGCTAGTAGCCGGCGGGGATATCATTCTCACTACTAACTTTAATACCGATACTATTACTATTAGTAACAAAGATAAAGGCAAAGTGCTGTTTGGCGGAGTTAGTCAATTAGCATACTATTCTGAAACTGGTAATACGGTTGACGGTATAGGACCTACATTAACTTTTAGACAACCTACATCCGAAGGAAATGCAGACGGTGCGTTGCTGGTGCAAGGGCAAATTATATTTGAGAATCAAGTACCAAAGATTTATTCATCAAATGCTACATTAGCAATTGCTTCAACACAGCCACTTGGGTTTGTTGAAATTGGTGATAGAGACTACGGTGGGCGATTAGGTGTTATACAGAACGCCTATATTCCTAGTAATGGCGCACAATTTAAAGTACAACAAGCTCACAGTATGATGGATGCTAATAACACTAGCTTCATTAGATCAAGGGGAACTATTGACGTACCATTAGCGGTACAAGCTGAAGACGAATCTGGTGATTTGTCATTCCAATCTTTTGATGGCACAACTTATATGACCCACGCGGTTATAAGTGCAGTAGTTGACGGAGCGTACACTCCTAACATGATGAAGATGCCTGGTAGACTTGATTTCTTCACAAGAAGTGCAACAGATACATCAGTTGGCAGAGCATTAAGATTAAAAGGTGATAAGACTGCTGAGTTTACTTCAACTGTTAGTGCAACAGGATTTATTGGAAGTGGTGCGCAACTTACTAATTTACCAGTTAGTTCTATTGTTGCCGGTGGGGGCATTAGCATAGTTGACAACGCCGGAGCAGTTACTATTACTGCTACAGGCAGTGATATACCTGATGTAGTAGTTGCTACTGGTTCATATGCTGATCCTACATGGATTACTAGCTTGTCAGAATCTAAAGTGTTGCCTAGTCAAGCTAGCAACAATGGAAAATTCTTAACTACCAACGGGCTAGTGTCAAGTTGGGCAGATTTTCCAGCAGGCGGTGGACTAGTTACTCGAGCAACTATTGCTGGAACAACTGCTAGTATTATGAACGGTGCAACAGGCAACGTAAATATTACTGGATACAAGGGATACATGCTTTACAAGATACAAACTTCTGCGGCGGCGTGGGTAAGATTGTATGTTAGCGATGCGGCTAGAACTAGCGATGCCGCAAGAACAGAAGGTGTAGACCCATTGCCAGATGCTGGACTTATTGCAGAAGTAATTACTACAGGAGCACAGACTATTTTAATTACTCCCGGAGCAGTTGGATTTAACAACGAGTCTCCAGTAACTAACATAATTCCAGTAGCAGTAACAAACAAGAGTGGATCAACAGGCACTATAACAGTCACATTAACTGCTGTTCAATTAGAGGTTTAACATGGCCAAACTAGTGTATGAGTATATTGTCACATTACACAATGTAGACGATTTAGATTCGTTCTATCAAGAAATGGCAGCGCCAGCTGATGGGATTCAAACATCTATTCCAGATAGGGAAGTTGAGTGTGCTGCCTTAAGACCTTTGAGTAGAAACACTCATTACATAATGACTGCCGAAGAAGCCAGTGTGTTAGAAAAAGATCCCAGAGTAAAATATATAGAACTTGCGCCTGCTGAAAGAGGTATCAGCGCAGGAACATTTGTAGATCAATCTAGTTTAAGTTGGAACAAGTCTGCAACTACGGCTGGCCTTCACAAAAACTGGGGTCTGTTAAGATGTACTAGAGAAACCAATGTGCCTAACTGGGGATCAGACGGGAGTAGTGCTACCGTCAGCGGTACTATAACACTTACTAGTACTGGTAAAAACGTTGACGTGGTTATATGTGACACAGGTTTGCCTACAGCAACTCATCCAGAATTTCAAAAGAACGCAGACGGTACCGGCGGCACTAGGATTGTAGATTACAATTGGTATCAACATAATCCCGAAGTAACAGGAGGCGCTCCAGGTACTTATAATGTTGGGTTACTTGATCCTCACGGTATGCACGTAGCTGGCACGGTTGCAGGCAATACACAGGGCTGGGCCAGAGATGCCAACATCTATAGTCTCTACTATGATACTGGTAACAGCGGTAACTTCAGCTTGGTGTTTGACTATATTCGTGCGTTCCACAGAAACAAACCAATTAATCCTGCCACTGGCAGACGTAACCCAACTATTATCAACAACAGTTGGGGACAGAGTATTTTTCCAGGAGAGTGGTCATTTAATGACATAACTGCTGTTACCTACAGAGGAACACGTAATACGCCTGCAGGAACTCCAACAATTGTGTACACAGGGTTTAGCGGTGTGTGTTCTTCAAGTACAAAATTAGGAAATATTTTAAATTTAGAAAACGGTGGAAATAGAATTGTAACAACTTCAACTGTTAACAATTTAATTCTCAGCAAGCCTGAAACATGGGCTGTTGACAATGCTAACAATCAAGCATATCTAACTTCCTTTGATAAACCTGCAGATACATATGACGTACAGGTACAAGGACCATGCACGGTTGATTTGATTAGTCAATTCTCTGGAGGTTCGCTTGTAGGTGATGGTATCACTACTCTAGCAAATGCTATCGAAATATTATACAACGGTGTGAGGGTAGTACAATACGAAGACGGGCCTGTATCTGATACAGCCGAACCGGGTGACGATGTTTCTGTAGACATAAGTGAAACTAACGTAGCATTAGCAAACACAGGTACCTATACTATTAGATTCCATAACAGTGTAGTCGAAACTGGAGATGTCGGTGATCCAATTTATGCAACTGCTATGAGCGTAAGAGCACGATCAGGCGCTAGTAGTGTTACAGTGTCATCAATATCAAGCAGTTTACTTGGAGCGGCATCATTGACTGCGTCAACAACTCCTACAGATATTGCAGGTAACACAACAAATCCTAACGATGATGCTTATTGGTTGTTGACTTTACCATTTAACATTAGTTTCTTAGGAACTACTTATAATCAAATATATGTCAGCACTAATCACTATTTGACATTTGGCGGCGGATCTTTTGTATACAGTGGTATAAGTGAAAGTGTTCCAGCACTGCCAAAAATATCTGCTAGTGCCGCTGACAATTCAGTTCAACGAATATACTACGGAGTTGAAGGCACTGCACCTAATAGAACATTCCGTGTGCGTACAGAAGGCAATGCGGCAACTAGTGGAACACTAGGAAGTCCTAACATGGTACACGAATGGACGTTTTATGAAGACGATCCAAGCAAGATAGATTTACAAACAGGCGTAAACAATAGAAAGACTAGTTCAGGCGGTGGCGCATTTACTTCAGGTGAATTAAACACTTGGGGATTTATTGCAGGACAACGTATACCTGCTAGAGTAACAGCCTGTGACGAAGATATTATTGACGCAATGGAAGAAGGAATTATATTTGTTGGTGCGGCTGGAAATGGTAGGTGGAAACACGATGTACCAGGAGGCCTTGATTGGGACAACACATTTGAAATGAGCAATAGATATCCGGGTCAAATATTCTACTACATGCGAGGCACGAGTCCAACTGCTAATGATCTTGGTATGCCAAACATATGTGTTGGTGCGGTAGACGTATTAGCAGTTGACCAAAAGAGTTACTTTAGCGATTGTGGACCTGGTACTGATTTATATGCGCCAGGCACCCAAATTATTAGTGCAGTGCCTAGTGGTACTGCTGATCCAAGAAGTCCTACCCACTACCTTGCCAAGTATAGCGGAACTAGTATGGCTAGCCCGCAAGTATGCGGAGTTATTGCTTGTGCATTGGAAACATATCCAAATATGAATCAATCAGCAGCCAAAGCCTATATTCTGTCAGTAGCTAAAACAAATCAGCTAACCGCTACTTCAGGAGGACCTGCTGATATTAGAGATCTTCAAGGCGGTGCAAATTTATATTTGTACTACAAAAAAGAGCGAGCTACAGTGGGAACTACGTTTCCTAAACAAACAATTGGTATTAGACCTGTCACAGGGACTGCTTACCCAAGACCAAGACTACGTAGAAGAGGGTAATTATGCTCGATATTTGGACACAATCTTCAGGTTACAATTTTGGAACGTTTCAAGAACGATTTCAGATTAATTTGCCGTTACCTGTAACTAATGTCCCAGGTAACACTAATTTTAAAGTTATATCGGGGGCATTGCCCCCTGGTCTACGAATTGAAGGACAGTTTATTATTGGAACTCCTGGAGAAGTTCCTCGAGACACAAGTTACGCATTTTGTATTAGGGCTAGTCATAGCAGTGGAATAGCCGATAGAACATTTAATATGATTGTGCAAGGCCCTGACGAGCCAAGGTTTATTACTCCAGCAGGTCAATTAAGAATTGGTGAGAACGAACAGCTATATGTATTAGACAGTTCATTTGTAGATTTTCAAATAGGTGCGATTGACACTGATACTGTTACTGGACAACAATTAAGTTTCTTTATTGCCAGCGAAGAAGGCGAACTACCTCCGGGGCTATTATTAACACAAACTGGTAGAATAACTGGGTTTGTGCAACCAGCACTATCAATTAAAGTTGCAGACGGCGACGGAAGTTTTGACAACAGCTACTATGATAATGTTGCATACGACTTTGGCTATCGTCCAACCAACGGCTACGACAGTTATATATACGATCTTGTATTTTATGATTTTGCTCTACCTAGTAAACCTCCTAAAAAATTAAATCGTAACTATGAGTTTATTGCTACTATTAGTGACGGTGATTCTGTTACTAAAAGAAAATTTAAAATATTTGTAGTCGGCGATGACTATTTCCGTGCAGACAATGTAGGGTTCCCAGTTAATAGCGGATTATTTACTGCGGATGCACAGTACTTAAGACAACCAATATGGACTACTCCTGCTTACTTAGGGACTCGACGAGCAAACAATTATGTGAGTTTTATACTTGATACTTACGAAGCACTAACTTCGGGAATAGTTATCTATAGTATGACCGACGAAGAGATTACAAAATTGCCGCCTGGAATGCAATTTGACCCGACTACATCTGAAGTGTTTGGTTCTATCCCATATCAACCGGCTGTTACTAAACGATATAGTTGGACTATTGTTGCCACACGTTACGGAACAAATGAAGATGTTGTTGTCACTGAAAGAACTTTCTATGTAGATGTTATTGGAGAGATTGACAGTGTTATTAATTGGCAAACTAATAGTGATCTTGGTATTATAGATGCAAACTTTGTATCAACTTTAAAAATTCAAGCTACTAGTACAGTTCAAGATGCTATTGTAGTATATACTGTAGAACGCGGTGAGCTACCTGTTATTGTTGAAATTAATCCAAATACATCAAATACCGTTGCGGCGGGATGCGCAGACGCTAATTTTAATACTACATTGACATTAGGTCCACTACTAAACGGAAAAAACAGTTATACAAATGGTAACAAGAGTCTAACATGGAACGGATTTATTTGGACTTACAGAATTACTGGTGAGGACGAATATTATAAAAGTGTACAAAACGTACAGTATCCGTGGCAGATTACAGAGTGGACATCTGAATTAGGAGCCCTAGAACCTGCACCATCATTTACTCAATTAGGCGGATTAGCTAACGACGGCACTATTGCCACACTGACGTTCCCAGAACAATTTGAACCGCCATTCAAAGTTGGTGCTATGATTAAAGTTGAGAAAATGAGTGTGCCGGCATACAATGGAGTGTACTCTGTTTTAAGTTGTACCACAACAAATGTAACGTATAAAAACACTACTCGGTTACCAGCACTGGCAGGGACAATTAGTAATAATAATGGCGGGTTCCCTCCGGGACTAGTGTTAGACTTAGGTGGTGAAGTTGTTGGAAAAGTTAATCAATACGGCACTGCTGACACACCTGGATTAATTACCTTTGATAATAACTCGTTTAGTATCGATCAACAGGCTACTACTATTGACCGGTCTTATAGTTTTATAGTTAAAGCTAGAGATCAGTTTGGATTCAGTGCGGCGTCTAAGGCATTTACACTGTTAGTACAAACACCAAACAACAAACTATACAGTAATATATCGGTTGCTCCCTTGCTTAAAATTAATCAACGAAAACTATGGAAGGATTTTATCACTGACAGCACAGTGTTTACTCCTGAAAATATCTATAGACCAAACGATACTAATTTTGGCGTACAGCGCGATCTTAAAATGTTAATCTATGCAGGCATTGAAACTACAGAAGCAGGCGCATATGTAGGAGCAATTGGACTAAATCACAAAAAGAAAACATTTAGATTTGGCGAAATTAAGAAAGCAGTTGCAGTAATTCCAGGAACAAACACACAAGTATACGAAGTAGTATATGTAGAAATGTTAGATCCACTTGAACCAAATAAGAAAGTTTTACCTCAACGATTAACTGCTATAGGTCGACAAAACATTACATTAACTACAGATAATACTGTAAACTTCTGGGACGCTGGTGAAAACATTCCAAGTTTAAATCAAGATAGAGCATACAAAGAACGTCCAGACCCCATAGTTACTATTGACAGTCAAGGATATCTAGCTAGCGATCCTAACCCATCTACGTATTTTCCTAACAGTGTTACTAATTGGAAACGACGAATACGTACTGTTGGGTCAACAGAAAGAAATTATCTGCCATTATGGATGCGTAGTATTCAGCCAGGCGGAAAGCAGGAATTAGATTTTCAACTAGCTTTACCTATTTGCTATTGCAAAATAGGGGGTGCAGATGACATAATTTTAAACATTAAATACAGCGAATTTGATTTTAAAACTTTAGAATATACTATAGATCGATATCTAATAGATTCTATAGAAGACTATACACGAGATAAATATCTTGTATTCAGAAACGATAGGATAACAATATGAGCACTTTAAACTATGCAGCCATTGACGAAACATACCCAGTTGCAGGGCAAGATAATAACAGTCAAGGATTTAGAGGCAACTTTGCCGCAATTAAGTCTTCGATTGCCCAAGCAGAAACTGACATTACTGCACTAGAGACAAATACTGCTAAAAAGAATGCTAGTAACGATTTTAACGGAAATACTGTTGCCAATGCAGTTTATAACAAGTTCTACGGAGCAACGTATCCGCTAGGTGTTATTAGTGCGCCGCAAAATATTAATTTAAATAACGGTCCTTTACAGTATGTTACCTTAGGTGCTGATACAACACTAACGTTTCAAAATTGGCCCGCAACTGGAAAATTTGCACAGGTGCGTGTACACATGATCGGTGACGGCAATGCTATTAGAACTCCAACACTTGCCACTGAAGCAGGCGGATTAATTGTATATGATCAAGAAATCATTGATGATCCAGATATTCTTAAATTACCTACTAATCAAAAGAATAAAGTAATTGATGTGTGGACGTATAACGGTGGCGCAAAAGTTTTTATTAAGTTAGTTGGAACATTCTAATGCACCCATTTGCCAGTGACCTATCGCAACTAAAGGATGGTGAATTGGAAGCTAAGGTGCATGAGTTAACTAGAAAATACTTTATCACCTACAATCCCGAAGTTCGTTCTCAAATAGTATTGTTTTTAGAAACTTACAAAGAAGAGATACGAGTTCGGCAAGCCAAATTATGGCAATCACAACAGGCGCAAGTCAGTAATGGACTTGACAAATTAATCAAAGTCAACTAAAATGTTGACATGCGATTAGACAAATATTCCAACCCAGTTTTTAGCGAGCAGGATCTTTTTGAAGCCATATACTCTGGCTTTGAGTTTAATCCGGCAGACACATTATTAGTAGACACTCGCTCCGACGATCTAAAAAATTTAGAAACACAACTAGGTTTTAAATTTTTAGAAACGTATAACACCAATTTTGAAATTACAGACTACGATGCGGCATGCCAAAGTAATTGGAATATGCCTAATGAATATAAAACACTAGATATTGAAGCATGGATATGGGAACAATGTCCGCCTTGGGACCCAGAACATACTAGAGTTAAAGAAGAGTTGGAAGCGTACAAAGCAAGAAATATGCTAGATTTACTGCGGTGGCTTAAATATTTTGTAGATACTTGCTCAAAAGAAAAAATAGTGTGGGGTATAGGACGGGGGTCAAGCGTGGCTAGTTATGTACTATTCCTAATTGGGGTTCACAAAGTAAACAGTATAAAATATAATTTAGACTGGCAGGAATTCTTGAGATAAGTACTATTATAATCCTAGGAGATTAATATGGCAATGAAAGAACAACAAAGAGCGGTCTATCGCTCAATGCAGGGTAAAGAAGTTGATATGAGCAAATTGGCTCTGCAAAACGAAATGACAGTTGCAGTCGGTAATGTGCGAGTAAACGCCCGTGGCGACGAACTAGGTCCTGGTGGTAAAATCGTTCGTAAACGTGAAGACATTCTTAAAGAGTATCATCAAGATCACCCACAGTCTGTACCAGACGAAGTATCTGTTAGAAAACAAGTAATTGACAAACAGGTTGCTGTTAAAGATATGGATTTAGAAGGTGACGAATGAACGCTGTAAAAGGTAAAATTATTCCTCTTCGTGATAACGTGCTAATTGCCGATATGAACTTTGATGAACAGAAGACTACTTCAGGTATTATCATTAGAAGCGATAACGGCAAAACTGAAGGCATTAAACCTAGATGGGGTCAAGTTTGGGCTATTGGTCCTGAACAGGAAGATGTTAAAGTAGGTGATTGGATTTGTGTTGAACACGGTCGATGGACACGGGGTATCAAAGTTGAAAATCCAGACGGTACTGAGATTACTGTTCGAATGGTTGATAACGGCTGTATTATGCTACAGTCCGATGAGCGTCCTACTGATGTAGATATTAGAGACGGTATTTAAATATTTTAATTGAGCAATAGGGCAGTTGACCTGCCCTATTCTTTCCTGTATAATATCAATAAAGGAAACACTATGCAAATACGAGTTAAAGAAAATCCAGAAGAATTTGGCAAGTGCGGGTGTGGTCGTAGCCCTACTGGCAAGTGTTGCGGGTGGCACGGCTTATCAGAAGAAATGTATCAACATCAAAAAATGCTGTGGATGGAAGATCAACTGCGACAAGATGCTGAACTAGAAGAATACCTGAAAAATCAAGAAGACACTAAAGGAGATACAGTGTGACCTGTCAAACATGCAAGAAGGAATATTCTGCATTATGTAACTATAATCAAGGCAGATGTCCTCATCATCCACCATATATAAATTCACATTCACTGAGATTTTATAATCTAATACAAACAATTAAAGGCTGGTTTAAATGAAAGAACTTTGGACAGAAAAATACAGACCGGATACACTAGACGGATATGTATTTGCAGACGACCTACAAAAAGGTCAAATTGAAAACTGGATTAAAGAAGGATCAATTCCTCATTTGATGTTTAGCGGAAATGCAGGTGTTGGTAAAACTACATTGGCTAAAATTTTAATTAACAAACTTGAAATACAAGATACCGATGTACTGTATGCTAACGGTTCAAAGGAAGGTCGTAAGATCGAGTGGGTTGATAAACTAATTGGTTTTTGTCAAACAATGCCGTTTGGTGATGTTAAAATTGTGTTGATTGACGAGGCAGACTATCTTAACGCACAGTCTGTACAGCCCGCACTACGCAATCTTATGGAGGAGTACAGTCACAGTGTACGATTTATTCTTACCTGTAACTATCCTAATAAAATTATTCCACCGTTACATAGTCGATGCCAACGTCTGCATATTGAAAAAACAGACTTAACTGAGTTTACTGCTCGTGTTGCTATGATCCTTGTAACTGAAAATATCGAATTTGATCTTGACACGTTAGACACCTATGTAAAAGGAACCTATCCGGACTTGCGCAAGTGTATTAATAACTTGCAAATGAATAGTTTAAACGCTAAACTTGAAAAACCTGAGTCTGTAGATAACAGCAGTGACTATCGAATTGCTATGGTTGACCTATTTAAGAATGGAAAGATTAGCGAAGCTCGTAAACTAATTTGTGGTCAGGCTCGACCAGAAGAAATGGAGGAAATTTATCGGTGGTTGTACGATAATATTGAATTGTTTGGCAACGAGAGCCAACAAGATAAGGCTGTGCTAATCATCAAAGACGGATTAGTTAACCATAGCTTAGTTGCAGATGCTGAAATTAACCTAGCCGCAACATTAATTAGACTGAGTCATTTATAAAAATAGGGGCGCAATGCCCCTATTTCATTTAGTCTCCATAAACCGCTAACACCTCCTTTACGGCATTATGGCGTTCGATCTCTTTGGCAGTAAATTCAACAATATCAATATGTTTTAGTTTGCTGAAGTTTTGCATTAGTTGGCAAAATTCTGATAAACCGTTGTTATCAAGCCGGTCTGCTTGATTCAAGTCTCCAGTTACAACCATTTTAGAGTGTTCCCCTAGTCTGGTTAACAGCATTTTCATTTGATTCTGAGTGGCATTTTGCATTTCATCTGCTATAACGTAAGCGTTCTTAAATGTGCGTCCACGCATATAAGCTAACGGACTGATCTCAATTACACCTTCTTCTAGCATTTTGGCAATGTCTTTTGCTTGGTAGTATTCTCCTAATACGTCAAAAATTGGTCTTGTCCACGGCGCCATCTTTTCATTAAGCGTACCTGGTAAGAAT